CGACGAGCCCCACACAAGCCAGGATGAAAATCCCCCCCATGAGAATGGGGGGAAAGATCACGCACAGTCCAAGCATCAGGAGCATCCCGTACAGGACGTGCTTCCACATCAGGCGGGCTCAGTCTGCTTAGCGAAGATCGACTTTTTCGGTGTAGCCGGAGCGCCCGATTCTTCTTCAGCAGCTGGTTCCGAAGCTTCTTCCGGCTTTTCGGCTTCAGGCTCAGGCTCCTTTTTAGAGCTGGGCTTTTCGACGACTTTGGCAGTCGCAGTGGCAGAAGCAAAAGGCGTTTCGTCGCCGTCGACGACATCGACAACGGCTGTGTAACCTTCAGCACCGCGAGTGGCTCGGAGATCGATTTCAAGAGCTTGAGTGGGGGCCAGAGTAAGACGGGCGCCGATATAATCGGTAATCGCCTGCTCGATCTGGGCCTGATTCAAAGTGATCTGCATTAGTTGGTTCCTTTAAGGATTTGAACGGTCTGTTGAAAAACTGGTGTGTTGGCGCCTGCATGAATGGCCCCTATGGCGTCAGCTAGGTGTTCAGCTTTTTGAGCCACCATGTTGTTGTAGATTGGGAAGTTAGCGTCGGGGTAGGCTTGAACAGCAGCGTCTATCATTTGCTGCTTGGAAGCGTTTTTAATGCCGCTGAGCGCCATTTTCACTTCATGTGGGGTAACTTCAATGAGAGGCACACCTTCGGCCCGTAGGGCTCCCAGAATGCCGACACAGACGCCATAAGAGACCATTGCGCGGGCAGACTGGGAGCCAACCGGAACTTCGACAAACACGGCTCTTGCGCCCGCTACAGCTGAGCGGACAGAGTCCGCCAGCTGGTGGGCGCGGTGCAAGTCCTGAGAATTGACTCTCACCTGCTTGCCTTTGATCTTGGCAGGAGTAACCAAGCTTAAGACAGGCGTGCTGAGAAAGCCTGTTTCCAGGTCGAGTTTAGCCGAAGCGAGACCCCAGTTGTTTAGACTGGGGTCCATCCCAACCACAGGGATCTGCATTAGGCAGCCTTGTTGCCAAAGAGGCTCTTGCGGCCGGTGTTTTGAGCGGCGCCGGCGTTCGAGTTGGCAGCAGCGCCTGGTCGGCCAGCGTTACCGTTATCGCCGTCCTTGACAGTGCGGCGATCACGATCGTTGCCTTGGTTCTTTTCGAGCCAAGCGTCATGGAAAGCAGCCTGTTCGGCGCCGTTTTGCGCTTCGACGACAGTCATACGACTTTCCGGATCGAACACCTTGTCGATGGCGTTGGTCGTGACGCTTTCAGCGATCGCGACGTACTCGCCGTTGACGTTCTGGCGCTTGTTCTCGATCTGGCGCAGAATTGCGAAAGCAACAGTTTGGCCGAGACAGCCGGTGAGCATGGGAACGGTCTTGTTGATCTCGGTCTTCGCCTCATAGTCGTAGACCTTGACCACTTTGTCTTCGGTATCCTGCTCGGAAAGCGGCGAGCCGGTGGCAACGAGGCAGATGTGATCGATCGTGGTGAAGCCGGGAAGCGGGAAGTTCTTGCCGTTTTTGGTATAAAAGTTCTCGCCTTTTTTGTTTGTGAAATAGATTGTTTCACGATATTCTTGGCCGTTGACGTCAACGAGCAGGGTGATGTTTTGAGCGCCGCTTTCGGATTGGCCGGCGTACATCGCTTTGATAGTGCCGTCGTAAACGTCCGAGCTCAGCGGCTGATAGCCACCAAGGCGGTCTTCAGCTTTTTCCATATTATCGGCGGAAGTGAGATTGGAAAACATAGTCATTTTTCTGGTGTCCTTGTTGGTCGGTGCATTGTGGGACCTGACGATCCCGTAGACCCCGAAGAAACTTTAACAGGCTTCATCGAGAGGGGGTGGAAATGCTTTTCTCGCTGACGCTAAGGCGTAAGCGGGAATGTCTATTTCGTCATTTTCGGCAAGCTTGTTCTTTGGTGGGAGATCAAGAGTGGTGTTGAGATTCTCGGTTGAGATGGCGATCGGTTGCGCTTCGGGCATGTTACCACGCTCTTCGAGGACGGGCCGAAGAACCGGCATAGCATCAGGCCAGACCTCTTCAAGCTTGCGAAGGACATGGAACGTCGCGAGCGTAGCTTTGATTTCGGATTCCGCAGCCACCTTCTCTGCCTTAAGCTTGTCGAAATCGATCCAGTAGAGGTCGAGCTCTTGCTGGAGTTCAAGCGGCAGGTCGTAATAGCTGACGCTCGCGCAAATATGGTGTTGGAGGTAAGGCCGGCGATGTGACATCTTCAGTTGGGCCGACTTGGGCCATTCGCGCTCGCTGGGGTAGACTTCCACCGACCCAACGAGGGTGAAAACCCTCCTGTCGTCTGGATCCCCGAACGACCGGATAATTTCTTCCGCCAGTCGGTCGCACTTCTTCTCAAGCGCCTCGGGCATCTTGGTTCGGTAAAGCTTGAGCGCCAGATCCTCTTCGCGCTTTTGGAGGTCCTTGATACGCGAGCCAAAGGCGTGCTCGATCAGGGCTTCCTTCATGTAGCGGCGAATGCGGTTTGTAATACGCATGGATATTCCTTTCATGCAGATGTTAAAAAAGGGCCGGAAACTTGCTGCTTTACACTGTTTCTTGGGTGGTGAGACTGCCTAGGATCGTACTATCCTCATGATGGCGTTAGTTTCATACCGCCGCTGGCCCTGGTTGGCTTAGCCGTTGTAGTACTTCTCGAGGTGATCAAGGAGCAGCTGAGCGTCATTGTCCATGTAGGTTTGGTTCCGAGAGAACATGCCCATCGGCGAACGCATACGCTCTCCAAGCGTCTGCTTTGTCGGTCGGGTCTGAAAAACGTATTTGAAGCCGAGGTCTTCTTCATCCTCGGTGATTTGAATGAGGTTTGAGTCAGCGTCTTTCAGATCTTTGAGTGGGATCTTTTTGGTCGAAACGACAGTCGAGAAATAGGCTTCGACGCCGTTGTTCTTGAGAGCGCCTTTAATGGGAACCTTACTGGTCATCTGGTGCGTGTTCTCGTCAAGGATGTCGAGAGTGTGCGCCAGCATGACCACGGGTTTTCCGAACGCAACGACTTTCTGCTGCATCAGTCGCTTGAAGAACTGAGCGAACTCGCCCCATGCTTTTTGGGTATCAGTAGCGGTCAGGACGTATTGGGTTTCCAGCATGTCCATCATGAAAGTGATGGAGTCCAAGGCAATGCCGTCAATGTCGGGATTGTCCGTGCCGTGCTCAAAAGCCTCGATGACCTGGTAAGGGTCCTCGATCCGGAACGATTGAAAGCTATTCTGAAAAGGCAGGCGCTTACCGGCTTCGGTGTTGAGGTAAAGCCAGCGCTCTTGGTTCCGGATATTACGGAGAGCGGCTGATTTACCAGTAGCCGAATGGCCGGAGATCAAGACGAGCTGGTTGTTCTCGCCGAGGATAGGTTCATTTTCCATAAGAGTATCCTGTGGTCTGGGTTTAAGCGGTTTGCGCTTGAAAGCGCTTGGCGACAGTCACCATGACGGTGTTATCGATTTCGGGTGTGGGCAAAGGATCTGCGAGCTTACCATTGAAGTCGTGGACTTTCTGGCTGATCGTGAGGAGATCAAGACCGCTATCAACCAGAGCCAAGGCGAACTTGATCATTTGGTTGTTGCGGTTGCCTGATGCCATGCGTTCAGCAAACCAGCGTTCGAGATTGTCGTAAGACTTAAGCTCTTTGCGTCGGCTGACATGCTCTTCATTGCGAGTAGTCCGCGGAATAAAGGGCAGAGCGTCCAGGATCTTGCCTTCGGTGTTGTAGTGGTAAGAACCACCATCAAAGGTTTCCCACTTACGAGCTCGCTGGTTGGCGCCCGGGTCTGAGGGAAACGGGAGCCATTCCATGATGGAATTCATGAAAAGGCGGTAGTCATCGCTGTCCAGCTTCAACGTGTAGTTGATGGGCAGGATGATCCGGAAGCGGTTCTCTTCCGAGGTGTGGCGTTTTGTCGTGTAGGTCATGAACTTGTACTCAGAGAGGAGCTCATGGGCTGTTGAGAGTGCCACGCCGCCATCGATATCGAGAACGACAAGATTGAAGCCCGGAACAGCTTTTTCTTCGGAACGATGTCCGTCGATAAAGCCGTGGTTGGCCCAATGCATTCCAGGCTGCTGGGTGAGAAGGTGGAGCTGGGAGAACGCGGCCTTCTCAACTTCGTAATCATAAGCGAAGTTGTTGGTCACGCTGTAAGAGAGTGTGAGTTTGTCGAGATCAGTCTCTTCGAGAGTTTCTCCAGTGAAGAATTCAATGCCATCTTGGAAGGTCTTCTTGATGACAATGTGGTTCTTATACCCCCAGCTCATGGCCAAGTTCATCAGTTCGTTCCGCTGACCTTGAGAGGTCTTGTAAAACGGTAGTTGCTGAGTGAGCTCGGCGTGGCTAATGCCAGGTTCACTGTACTCGGCGGTCGCGATAAAGTTAGCCAGTTTAACGAAATTGTCTTCCTGATCGAGCATTTCGGTGAAAGCGGCACCGGACTCTTCCACCAGAAGAATGGCGGGGAGTAGGTGATTGAGTTCAACGGAAGGCGACTGATCAACGTAAGCGAATGCGCCGGCCAATTTGAGAGCTTTAAAGTAGCGGTGAGTCATTTCCGCCTTCTCAATTTCCATGTGATCAGGCATCTGGGCTGCCGCTTCTTCACAAGCCATCTCGTATTCAGTCAGCTTAATGCCGACATCACGGGGCAGGTGCATCGTCCAGTTGTAGAACTTTTTGTCGGCGAGCACGTGAAAGCGTTTCTTCCACGTGCTCAGAATCGGTGAAGAAGCATGTTGGCTTTGGTGATCGTAGCGAGCTTCGGCCGTTGGGAACCTTGTTTTGTCGGAGTCCCGGCCAACACCAAAGAGGCAACGACGAGCGTAGCCAGTTTTCAAGAATGACATGAAAGCTTTTTCGGTCTCAGAACCATCGAAAAGCTTAGCCGGTGTGCCAAAGAGCAGCATGTTAGTCGGCGTTTTACCATCGATTGTCTCAGAGCGGCTGTTGTCCGCGCTGTTCTTGATCAACTTCTCTTTGGTGATGCCTTGGTCAAAAAGTTCCAAGAAAACATCGAGAACTTCGACGTTTTTCATCAAGTTAGAGCCAATCTCATCCATTTGGAAGTTGATTGCGCCAACACTTGAGAGTAGGAGCTTTTTGCGTAGCTGCTTGACGGCGGGGGCGGTGCCAGAGTCGAAAGTGTATTCGTAGGGTCCGGCAGACCTCCACTCCTTCTCGACTTTCTCGAGTGCCGCCTCCTCGTCAATATTATCGCGAACAGCACGCTGGGCAGCTACACCTGTCATGTGCAGCTCGGATACCTCATTAAATGTTTGATCCATGAAGCGACGCTTGAACGCTGACATGAGCTCTTGTTCGATGATGTGGGTAGAGTGGCCTTTGCCGAAGCCTGAGCCGGCGAGATTGATCGCGTAGAGATTTACGGGAATTTCGCCGCGGTTTTCGGTGACGATGTTGGCTCGCATGGTTCCTGCCATTTTGCACAAAAAATAGGCAAGTTGGACGCGGAAAAAAGTGGGCTCGGTGTTGTTGGTACGAGCGCAGATTACGGA